TGCAATCGAGCTAGAGATCCTCGCTTATGGCGAGGTCTATGGCATGGCACCTGCATTGATTGTCATTGATAACCTAATGAACTGTGTATCTGTTACCGGAGAAGAGTGGTCAGGTATTCGTGCCATCATGTCAGAGCTGCACCATGTGGCTCGTAAGACTGGTGCTTGTGTCCTTGCACTAACTCACATGAGTGAGGCAGGAACTGGAGATCCAAAGATGCCAGCACCACGCCGAGCAATCCTTGGTAAGGCATCACAACTTCCATCAATGATCTTATCTATTGCAATGAACCCAGAGTTTCAAGAGTTCAGAGTTGCGGCAGTTAAGAATAGATTTGGTGAACACTCAGCAGATGCATCTAACTATGTAACGCTGGGTATCGATGCATCACGAGTTCAGATAGTGGATAGAGATGTTCAAGGTATGGCTGATCTAAGACCGGGGGTAAATTTCGTTGGACTCCAAGCAATCAAGGGCTAACAAACGCAAGGGTGCAACATGGGAAACAGATCTTGTTGAATACTTTAGAGATAAAGAGTTCACCCCAGTTGAAAGATTAAGACTTACTGGAACCAGCGATGAAGGAGATCTGTGGCTATGGGCCCCAGATGTTCAGACCTTTATAGTAGTTGAAGCAAAGAATGAGAAGTCATTCAAGCCGGGGCCATGGATCCAAGAAGCAGTAGAAGAAGCAAAGAACTGGGTAAAGAAAAGAAAGTCAACGCCAGCAGTAGGAATTGTTATTGCAAAGCGTAGACAAGCAGCAATAGGTAAGTCATTCGTAATAATGGAACTCGATACATTCGTGGAGGTAGTAAAATGGAAACAGTAGTAAGTGTATTGATTGTAGTAGCAGGTGTTGCTTTGTATCATTTCTCAGAACACTTGTATTACACACTCGAGGCAAGAATAGAACATAGAAAAGTAAACAAGTGCATTGAAGAATATGGTTCCTATCTTAAACAATTAGAACGAACACAGAAGAAGAAACCAGTAAGAAAGAGTTACTAATGGCTGCCGACCCAGAGCTTCTTAAGGCTGTGGTCGAACACTATGGTGGGGAAGTAAGAGAAGGCTATTCAAAGCCTGTTAGATGTTGCTTCCATGAAGACTCTCATCGATCTGCTGTTATGAGTACAGATGGTGAGAAAGCAGGGCTTTACTTTTGCCACACTTGTGGCATAGGTGGAGATGCATATTCATTACTCATGTGGAAAGAAGGGGTGGACTTTCGTGTTGCTTTCGATAGAGCGGCTGACATTGCTAAACGATCTGGCTACGACATATCACAAAAAGATAAACGAGGAAACGGTATCCTATCTAAAAGGTCGGGGATTCAGTCAGGAACTAGCAAGCGATCATCTACTGGGAAGCGTACCAGTCGACTGTGACCCGAGCCATGTCCAATTCATCGGATGGTTATCAATACCATATCGAGTCGTCAATGGAGTTGCAGGTTTCAAGTTCAGGAGGATCGATGAACTTCCCGGGCCTAGATACATGGCACCAATGCATCAACCAGCAAGATTGTTCAACGCAGTTGATTTACAAAAACCTTCGGATACCATTGCAATTTGTGAAGGAGAGTTGGATGCAGTCATTGCTAGTCAACTCTTGCCTTCAGTTGGAGTGCCGGGAGTTAAAGCTTGGCGACCACACTTCAATAGATTATTTGGTGGTTACCGAAGAGTCCTTGTCTTGGCAGACAATGATGATAAGAAAGACGGTACGAATCCGGGAATGGAGTTGGCCGAGAAAGTATTACAAGAGGTTGAACACGCAGAATTGATACCACTTCCACTCGGAAGTGATGTAAACTCTATAGTATTAGATGAGGGTTTAGATGGATTACGAAGGAGACTAGGAATAGATGAGCGTATATGAGGATGGAATCCATAGATCCAATGACGATGCAGAGTTTGAAAGACTTACTAGAAAACTTCGGCCTAACGGTGCTAAGCATAAAGCAAAACCCAAGTCAGCCTTTGGCCCTAGAGATAGTAGTTCGACTGCCGAAGACTCGGCGATGAATCAATTCGTTGCTGACTCATGGGATATTATCGATGAGCTTGGTAACTTACTGATTAGTAAACAAAGAGACTACGGCCCGGGCAATATCAACAATGCATATGGTGGCCCTATCAATGGGTTGATGGTTCGTATGGGTGATAAGTTTGAAAGACTTAAGAACTTACTAGCATCTGGTCACACACCACAGCATGAGTCCATTGAGGACTCCTTCAAAGATCTTGCTAACTACTGCATTATTGCCATGATGGTTACTCGTGGTAAATGGCCGGAAAACAAGTGAAGAAATTTTTTTTATTATTATTTCTTGTAATTACATTGATGGTATTTACTACTAAGTTTATGATGGATGCAATCGTAGAGTTAGAGGATGTCGATTGAGTTCTACTGATTATGATCGCATAGATAGAGCAGCAGAACATCTCGAGGATCTACTGCATATATCTGCATCACATATCCATCGTAGGTTTGCTGGGTATGTAGACAAAGAAGATTTAATTCAAGAGCTTAGAGTCTATGTTCTCAAGCGACCTCACTTAACTAAGATGTTAGATGAAGCTTATGAGGTAAGCAAGGATGAGACTAAGTGGGTAGCAAGGCGGATCATGGCACGATTCCGCAGGACAGTTGAGAAGTATGCAAGGAAAGAGAAGGCTGCAAAGCTGGGCTACTCAACAGGTGATGAGTTCTTCTACGACACATTAACAATAGCAAAGATATTACCAGTTGCATTTGAGTTTGATTCATACGGTGCAGTAATGGTTGACAAGATAGATGATGGCACCCCACGCAAGCCATCAGTTCCAAGTGAAGGTGGCAATATATTAGCTGTAGTAATTGATATTAGATCTGCAATAGATCTGCTAGAAGCAGATGAGCAGGTGATGTTACGCAATAGATATTCTACTAGCCCAATGACTCTATCTGAGATAGCACAAGAAATGGGCATAAGTGATTCAACAGTAGATAGAAAGATTCAAGGCTCACTAAGAAAGATCATCGATCACTTAGGGGGGCCAACGCCTTGGGTCTAAAGATAGTTCTTGAGAGATACGAAGTTGTTCTTGCTGTCAACACAGCGATTGAACGGTATGTATCTACGATGAAGAACCAACAGATGCGTGGACTACAGGATATGGATGCATGGCAGAGAATCCTTCTCGATGTTGATGGTTGCGGTGCTGAGATTGCAGTAGCTAAGTATCTTGGTGTGTATTGGGGTGGTGCCTTTGGTCAAGGTGGTGTAGATATTGAACCCAACATTGATGTCAAGTATACGAAGCATGAGATGGGTAGATTACTTGTTAGACCTGATGCTAAGAATGATGTGAAGTTCGTATTGGTTAGAGGTGGTATGCCTAACTACGAGCTAATTGGTTGGATCATGGGTGCTGAAGCCAAGAATCCTGAATGGATGGACAAGCCTGACTGGCGTAGGCCAGAGATATATTGTGTACCAGAAGAGAACCTAAGAAAATTTAGAGGGAGTTACAATAACTAATGGCTAAATTACTGGACTTATTTTGTGGTGGTGGAGGTGCCTCAATGGGGTATCACCAAGCAGGTTACGAAGTAACCGGCGTTGATATTAAACATAGGGCAGAGTATCCATTCGAGCAGATAACTGGAGATGCTATGGAGATACTAAAGAACAAGGAGTTCCTATCTCAGTTTGATGTTATCCATGCCAGCCCACCATGTCAGGTATTTACAAGGGCAAGGCATTTAATGAAGGCACAAGGTAACGAGACATCCAAACCAGATCTAATAGTTGCAACACGGGAAGCCTTGATTCAATGGGGTGGTGTATATGTTATGGAAAATGTTCCCGGTGCACCTATGGATGGCGTAATTCTATGCGGATCATCATTTGGTTTGAAGGTTAGACGACACAGAATCTTTGAGAGTAATGTGGAGTTGCATACTTTGCCATGTAATCACAAAGAACAGGGCAAGCCAGTAGGTGTGTATGGTGCAATGGGAGACCAGCCCCAAGGCGTAGACAAAACAACAGGTAAGTATGTATATGGTGGTCGTATTGCCCAAAGTATTGAAGAAGCAAGAGATGCAATGGGGATTGACTGGCTGAAGTGGCAAGCATTAAAGGAATCTATACCACCTGCATATACAAAGTTTATTGGTGAACAGATAAGGGATCTAAATGGCAACATATGAATATAGCTGCAACACCTGCGGTGTTAAAGTAGAGATTGAACGCAAGATAACAGAAGAAGAATCTCCACCTAAATGTGATTGTGGTTTGATAATGTCTCGAGTATGGAATGCAACACCTGCGGTATTCAAGGCTACCGGTTTCTACTCAGTAGAGAATCCAAGGGGATAAAAAGACTAAGCCCCTCACGGCCTACAGTCCGGAGGGGTCTTAGTTGTATTAGTCTAATGCCGCTTACGGCATTGTCAACTACTTACCATAGTCTTCCCTTAGGAATTTTCCACAGTAAGGCCAAGGCTTAGAGCCACGATCTACATAGATGTGAAGTGCAACCCAGAATTGTTCAAGTAAGGTTGAGTCCTTTGGTGGTTTATCGCTGTCGCCACCATGAGCAACCCAAGTTCCGGGGTATTCAATTTGAAATGCTCCCTGAAATTGTTTGCGTTTGCCGCTGACGGCGTTAAGCCGACCAGAGGATTCACACATGGCTAATTTTTGCCACGATAAAGGTAGCTGATCCAAAGATAAATCTGGAATCTCTACCACTTTTACACTTACCTGCTTAGGTTTTATCTCGACATGGATAGGGGCGTTTGGGGTTAGCGAAATCGCTAACCCCAAAGCCACCAGTCCGATTATGAATCGGTGGTGCATTACTTCTCCTTCCACATTAGAGCTGCTACCAGCCCTATTATCGGTATTGCCATTAGTAAGGGTTGATTCTCTGCTATCCCTACGGGGAGAGTAAAGAATAAGAGTATGACTAGGGCAAAGCCTACCAATTATGCCCCCAGTTCATAATTTCTCATTGAACCACCCTGCAATCTTTCCCTCTCGGGTTATGTATAACTCATCATCACCAGCACGATTGACGGGTTCTTCAATCTGTAATAGTAAAGAATCGGTGAGTGTACCGAACTCGTTTCTATCAAGTTCTCTATCTGTTATGAACTCTAAGGTAATTGTGTATTTCATTAGAGGTATCTTGCTATGGATTTCATAGTAGAGGCATTAACAGTTTGCTCATCAGTCATACGCAAGATGTTTAGAGCATTAGTGATGTCATCTTTGATCTCACGATAAGTGTGTGAGTTCATGCTTTCGTAATCTTTTTCAGGTTCAACAGGGAAAGCACCTTCCTTTGTGCTTATGTCGAAATCAACATTAAGATTATTAGTCCAAGCACGATAATTAGTCCGAAAGTTCTCAGCCTTTGCAAAGTTCTTTACAGCCCAATCGCCAATTTCTTTTTTCCAAGCGGTGTGATTCTCTTGAAACTTTGCTTCCTTTTCTGCTTGTGAAGCATAGTCTTTTTCTAGTGTTGCTAAACGAGCTTCAAGAGCCTTGATTACTTTAGGTGTTGCCACCTTTACTGTTATTGCTTTAGGCATTTTATTTCTCTTTCTGTAGGTTGTTGATGTTCAAGACGAACATCACGAAAGGCAGGGGTTCAATCCCTGCCCTTCATGTCGCTAGTCTTTTAATAGGGTTAGGTCAATAAATCGAGTCGCTGTTTTGCTTTCCTCGTAATTATCCTCATTGGTAATCCACCACTCTAAGCCTTTTAATCTCTTGGCTAGGTCATGGTTTGCAATAGGGTCGCTGGAATAAATCACGACCCATGTTTTATGAACAGTCATTAAATCACCCCCTCTCTACACTTATTACAATCACAATTCGCCACACAAATCGGGCAGTCGGTAGTGCAATCTCCAGCATGAATAGTCATTACCACGCTTATACCTCGCAATCGTGTCCGTATGCCCACTCTTGGGAATCGGTATCGCTTAACAGGTCAAAGACCCGAGAACACTCGGGGCATCTTGCCTTAGTTGGAATAGTTGGCATTTATTTACCGCCCTTCTCTGGAAAGTTGCACTCAATCATTGACCCCCAGCAGTAGCCATCTCCGACCCACCAAAGATTTGAGATAACCCAAAGAATAAAAGCGATCCCGAGAATTATTGCAACGGCTCTAACTCTTTTACCTCTCTTGGTTAGTTTCATAATCCAAAATCATTTTCTACGCCTAAAAGCTCGATAACAAAAGCCTCACAGTCTTGGGGGCGGTTAGCCCAGTCGGTAAGAGCCTCGCTAAGTTTCCCGAGTTCGATATACCCAAGAGAGTCGCTAGGTTCTGCCCAGTCTGCTAAGGCTATGCCAAATTGCTCGGCACTATAGCCGATAAGGTCTAAGAACTTTCTAAAGGGTTTCATGTCTTGGTAATTACTAGACCATGAATAGAGGGATTCGATTCCCTCGCAATAGGTGGGTGCATAATTAGAAGCCCACGCTAAAGCCCCTACGCTCTTATCTGTCTTTCTTACTGTTTCCATGTCTTGCCTTTCTGTAGGTGTTAAATGTCTAAGGGATTCCCATAGACATAAAGCAGGGGCAAGACCGGAAAGCCTTGCCGCCACTTTACGACTAAGCGATTATTAACTCGATTCCTGCCCGACTGTAGGACTTAATTAAGGCGTTTAGTCGGCTCTTACTTAGTGGGGCTTCAACGAATACCTCACCAGTAGCGGAATCTTTCAAGGTGTAAAAGGGATTAGTTGCTTTCATTGACTCTCACCTCTTGAATCTCTTTCAATCCTTCGACCACTTTAGGGTGGCAGATATCACGCATATCTTTCAGCCCTTCAGGTAGCCAGCCACTAGCAAAGACACGAGAGAGCAGACCAGCGAGAGAGTTAGAAGGGTCTAATTCTTTCGCCTTATTTAGGTGTGAATAAGCCTCTTCTGTATTCCCTGCCTCATAAGCAAAGGCAGACCAGACCGCTTCCAAGTGAGCAGATTCCCCACCGATAGCACCAAAGAGGGTAAAGAATCGTCTAATGTCTTGATAATCGTTAAGGGCATAACCCACCGCCCCAAGTGCATAATCTCGAATCTGTAATGAATTAGCGACACCATGAAAGGCGGTCTTAATATCTGCCTCGTTCATGGGGGCAGAATCGGCAAAGAGTTCGAGGCAAAGGTCTAGGGAGGTCTTTGCTTCTTGATGTGTTGGGTATGTAGTTTCCATTTATCTATTCTCTTTCTGTAGGTAAAGAGTGGGAAAGATTCCCACCCCTAAAGGGTAAAGCCCTAGCTGCGGGATTACAAGCACCGAAAGCAAAGAGTCCAAAGAGATCCCATAAGACCCAAAGACCGGCAGACCCCAAGACCCAAGACCCCCCAAAGTCTGCCCGATTCCCTACCCCTGCCCCCTGCCCCCTGCCCTGCCCCCTCGATTACCTGCCAAGCCCTGCCAAGTAATGCCCCAAGTCTTAGGCGATTAGTTAGAAGGCGAACACTTAAAAGCCCCTAGTAGTCGGGCGGTCTGCCCCTTGCCATGTCTGCCCTGTAGGTCTTGCCCCCTGTAGTGCATGATAAGCCAAGTCAGATAGGGGGTGTCCGACACGCAGCTAGTCAAATTGACCCGAGTGCTTTAACTGCCACCTGCCCCTGTGTATATGTACCCAGTAAAATATTTTTGATAGGATCTAAGCTGCGATATAGGCTCTGAACAGGACTTTTATACACAATGGGTTGTATGTGATGTAACTCACAGGGCATAGTGTGGGATAAAACCTATTTATCCCGGCTTATATATAGTAGGAGGATAATTACTTGCTAAAGTAATTAGACGACTACTCGGCTCTTAGGAGCCGTAGCGAGCCCTAGCGAGCAAAGGCGATCTAGGAGCCCCTAGTAAATGCCCAGTAGTCTGTTCTTTTTCAGAACCCCTTAACCCAATGAAAAATCTTTGGCGACCACGCCAGCGAAGCTGGCGAGGAGAGATATGAGTAAACAAGAAGAGACGGCTAAAATAAAGTCGAAGGTCATTCGGCTGATTACTGAAGGCTGCACAGTCGAAGATGCCATGAGGCAAGTAGGCAGGTCAGCAAAACTTTGGGATTACTACCGCTCCACGGATAAAGAATTCAAAGAGACTGTAGATAAGGTTCGTGCTGCTAGATCAAAGCATGGCCGCATCCAGTCAGAGGAATCCCTTGAGATGGATTTCCGTACTTTCCGCAAGGAGTACCTAGAAGCAGATACATTCCCACATCAGATGAATATCATCAACCTTCTTGAAGGTAATGACCCTGAGTGGATGCATGACTCGATGCAGTATGAAAAGGGTCGACCACAGTATGTGCTGGTCAATGTGCCCCCAGAACACGCCAAGTC